CACCTGCAACTCCGGCGCCTTTTGAAGTTCCCCACTCTTCAGCAGATTTATAACCAGAATATCCTTCTATTCCAGTATTTATTAGACCACCAGCAATACTAGCTCCAGACAAGAATTTTGAACCCGTACTCATAGCACCTAATCCACCACTTCTTAAAAATCCTGAACCTTTAATAGCATTTCCTAAACTACTTAATCTACTAGTAGCAGCCATTGGAGTAATCATACCACCAGCACCACCAATTCCACCACTAGTACCAGACATATTAGCCATCATACTGGCATTAAGCATACTTCCACCAATACCACCGACACCTGGAACTTTAAATGCGGCATTAGTTAAAGCAATAGATATTACTGAACCCAAAATTTGTTTAGTAGTACTAGCAATTTCACTAATAGCTTGTGTTGGAAAATTTTTCATAAACTGAGTCGCATCCGCTACAGTATTTTCCATTTTATTTTTGTATTTTGTATCTTCAGTATTATAATTAGAAATGTTCTCAGTTAAAGCATCAATCTTCTCAGTTCCACCCAATTGATAATCTGTATCAGAACCAGTAACTGTTAATTGATTAGCAGTTTGTGTCCAACCACCAGCTAACATTCCTTTATAACCAAGAGCATTTGCTACTGCGGCACCACCTATAATATCTCCAGCCTCATTTGCTTGAGCTCCAATATTAGCTAAACCAACTGTAGAATTTCCAACTGCTTCATTGACACCAGCACCAGCACCAAATTCGGCACCAAGTAAAATTTGATTTACATTACCAGATGTTAGAGCACCGTATACATCCTTCTGAGCTCCCATAACTTCTTTAGCTGCTTGATAAGCATCATTTGATGACATACCTTGTTTCTCATAGGCTTCCATTAAACTTGTATATTGTCCTAAACTTTGATAACCAGTAGCAGCAGCCACTCCACTTTCAATATCAGTCATTAATGGGGCTAAGTCAGACGTTAGATAATTAATAATACCATCTTGTAACAATCTGTTTCCTTGTTCAGATTGTTTAATCATTAATTGTTGATTTTTAAGTTGGTCTAAAGAATTTTTATCTATGTTAAAAGACATATTTACCCAAGCTTCTGATTGAGTATCCATCCAAGGTAATATCTTAGATGCTACCATATCATTTTGAGCTTTAGTAATTGCCTCTTGTCCTTTAAAACCTTGTTCCAAAGCCTTAGTCATAGCAGGTATCATTTCACTACTATAATTAAATGCTTCATCTCCAAACTTAGCGACTGTACTGTCTAGCATATCATTGAACATATCAGTACCAGTATTGATACCCATAAATCCACCAGTACCAGCCTGTTCTGGAGATGTTAATCCTGCTACTTTAGTATAGTTTTGTTCAAAAGCTCCTTTAGCTTTTTCCCAATAAGGCTTTGCAAAATTAAGTAAAGTCTTGCCAATATCTTTTACATCTTTACCAATAGATAAAAACTTAGTAAGTTTTTCTGTATCCATTAGTTGACCACGATTAGTTAACCAATCAGCTTTTTCATATATAGGTCTTAACTCTTCTCTTTTGTCATTGACCATCATTCTCCATTTATTATTAGGTATGGAAATATTTCCAGGTTGATAATCAAATTCTTTATCTAATTTACCATATCCAGAAAAACCTGAATCAGAATTACTATATTCTTTTCTAGTTGAACCAATGTTTTTACCAGAATCTATAGGTCTTCCTGAATAATCGACTATTTGAGGTTTCTGTGGTCTATTCTTTTCATTAATGACAACATCATTAAATACAGAATGATTAAATGTAGCATTATTAAAAATGGCTTTATCATAAACAACATTACTAAATTTAGGACTATTAGCAGATGCTGTAACTCCTGATGACGTACCTGTTCCTAAACTATTTAATTTATTTAAAGTATCATCTAATTTATCAGAATATTTATCTAAAGATTTGAATAAGTCATTAAATACTGTCTTATTAGCACTCAAAGCCTTCTTAGTAAGACTATTAATAGACTTATCAGTATCTTTATTTATATTTTTCAAATTGTCATTTATATAAGAAAAAACTGAACCAAGCTCTTTTTTAGCTTTATCAGCATTAACATTTATTAAATCTAATTCTGATATTTGATTACTTTTATTTCCAACATTATTAGAACGAGAAGAAGGTGATGTATTTTGACCAGTATTATTGTTTTTATTATTAGCCATTTACATCACCTTCTTTCTTAATTAATATTTTTATCATTTATTTATTGATAAGTTCTTGTTATTTCTTGAGCAAGTTTTTCTGCTTCTTGAAATTCTTTTTTAAATGTATTTACTGCTTGACTATCTAATGTTAAGTCATTATTTAATACAATAGATACTGTTCCATCTTCTAAATATTGAACGGCAATCATATCACTATCTGAAATTCCCAATCCATTTTTATCTGTAGAATTTTTTGATAATTGAAATCCAGCCGCACTGATAAGTTCTGTTGGAGATTTTACATCAACAGATGTATTACCCACAGATTTATCTAAAGATGCATTATTGAACTCTTGTAATTTTTTAATCATAACGTACCTCTCTAATCTGTTTTTACTTCTATTCCATTAAATATTTCTATATGTATTTTTCTTCCACTCTCTATTATTTTAGCATTAACGTATGGATATGGAGGATAACCTAATAGTATTAAAGTATCATCCTCATCTTCTATATCAACATTAATAATATAATTATCTGGTAATAATATATTATCATTTACAGAAAATTCATTTTCTAATCCATTTGAAAATACATATGGAGCTTCAACAATTAAATCAAAAGAAATTTTAATTACATCTGGTAAATCTGTTTCTTCTGTAGATTCTATATACGTATATTCTAAATTCTGAATATTATTTTGCAATGTAACTGTATCATCTTCTGAACCATAATCTTCTGAATCTAGTCTAAATTGTGAAACAGGAGAATCTTTATGTGAACTTAATACATATGAAATATATATATCATCTATAATCTCTGCATCAACACTGTAATCACCATCTGTTCTAATTTCTAGCTTAGAACTTATATTACCCTCATCTAAATCGATGTAGTCTGCTGAAAATATTCCGTGATAGTGAGCATCAGGAGTATAAAAACCGTTGTATCCATTTAATTGTAATACACCACTCAAATTTTCTCCTGGCGCTGATGATGGAGATATTCTAATATTATTTCCAAACGCAGAATATAAATAAATATATTCATTATTTCCTACAATAGCATTTGCTAAAATACCTTTAACTAATTTATTAGTATCTCTAATAACAACATTACCATTTCCAAGTAATCCATTATTATCTAATAAATCCTCTCCAGTACCCACTAATTCTCTTTGTTCATTATCAGCAACAATGGCGTTATATGAATCGATGTTAGACTTGAATATAACTGTCCATAAACCACCCGAATAATTATATAATGTACTGGAATCAACAACAAAGTATTTTTTATTGTCTTCAGTATCTATAAATCTATCTGAATCAGTATAACAAATAACAGCATCATAATCTTCAGGAGAAGGACCTCTAAATATTTTTAATTGTGAAGTGTCTGTAATAAAATATAAATATAAATTATTTCCTGATGATTTTTTATATAAACCAGAATCTCTTAAATAGGCTAAATCCTGACTTCTAATTTTATAAACATTTTGTGCCATTTAATCTTCCTCTGTTACACTATCTATATATTCTTTAGCTTCCTCTTCTGTAGAAAATTCTTGAATGTATTTTCCAGCACCATCTCTAACAACAGCACCAGATTTTGTTATCGTTATATCGTGATTTTTATATTGAATATTTTCATATAGTTTTGTTACCATATTCACTATCCCTTCTTGGCTTCTTCTATAGCCTCTTTTTCTGCCTCTCGTATTTCTTTAAGAGTTTCTAATATTAAATCTCTATCTTGTGGAGAAATAGCATCTGTGTCTAAAAATGGTATATGTAAATTATACGAAATAATAACTTGGTCTTTAACTATTCTTTCATATAATAAATACTTATTAGGTATACCATTTATATCAAAATTCTGGTCGAAAAAATTCCTCTGTTACCGGCAGAGTATATTTAACATTCCTTTCACAAGTAGGACAAATATCTACTAATTCTGTATCTAAACCTATGGAGTTTTCAAACTCATTATATTTACTAGTTAGATAATTGAAGTCTTTTGCGTGCATTTTCTCAACATAATCTTGAGTTTTTAATTGTCTTGCAACTTCACCATTAATATTAGTAATAATATAATTCCACTTAATAATAAGTGTAGGGTCTCCTACATATTCAGGAAACTTCATTTTAGTTTTTTCTGCGTCTTTAATAATTAAATCGTCTTCTTTAATTGATAATAATTTACAAGTAATAACATCTCCTGAAACAGGAAGAGTTACATCAAGAGTACCTGTAAAATTATCATCTGCATATACTGTATTTAACGAATCTAAATCAATCTCTAAATCAATGTTATTACCACAATATGGACATTGAAGAGTAATTTTATAATCACTTCCGTATGTAACTTTTCTTAAAGCATACATACAAGCAATTAAATCTGCTAAATATAAGTCTTCTGCATTAAAACTATCATCTTCTTTACAGTTATTAATTAACTGTGGAATAATCTTAAATCCATTTGTAGATGATAGTCTTATCTTTTCATCTAGTGTAGACATAGCTCTTAACTCTATCTCACTAGGTACTTTTGTTGTATAACCAAGACCTTTACTTGGTAATTTAACTGTTTCTTTTATTGCTACATTTGACATTTATTTACCTCCCATTAAAATATCAATATATACAATTATATTTGACATTTTAGTCTATGAATATAACTCATAACTAAAACGCCAAATATAATTAAGTTTATAAATTATAGTTTGAGTTCACTTTTTTCAGTCTCTGTAAAGTAGTCATAAATCAATGAACCTAAAATCTGTCTTACTGCATTATTATCCTGAGCAAAACTTCCTAGTTTATATTCACCTAACCAAACACCGTGAAGTGTCCAAGAACGATAAATTTTACCATCTGGTGAAAACTCAATCAAATATGCAGTTGTTTTATAATCTTTAGCCTGTCCAACAACCTCTTTCTTAGGGTCATAGATTAAGTTGAACCAAGCGGCTAATAATCTTTCTACATCTAATCCAATAAAATCATTAAATGTAATATTAGATGTATCCATAGAAGGTCTACCAGCAAACTTAGCAACATTGTTTCCATAAGGTACTTCAATAGGTGAAATACTCATTCCAGGAGCATCAAAGTTTGCTACAGACAACATCAAATCTTTTTTATAACCTTGATTAGAACCAGTATCACTTAATTTAGGTAAACCTAAATTATCTAACTCTATCTGTACTTCAAAGTTGTTAGTACGCTGAGGTTCCCAGTACCAATTAGATTGTCTAGCATTAGACATTCTTTGAACGGCACCTTTGCTATAATAAGCATTACCTGTATTATCTTGAAATTTCATTTATTAATCTCCTTTCTATTTTATAGAGCAACTGTACTTTCACCATAAGTAACTGTTGCAGGGTCTAGTTGGAAATCAATTACAAAATCTTCAACCGCTTCAAATACTGAAACTTTAACTGAACCGTAAATAACTTTTCTATCATCTCTTTGTAGAGAATCGTCCATAATGATTTCATAATCATTAAGAGCATTATTTACTTGCATTGAAGATAATGTATCATTTACTCTACTAATAAATGAGTTCCAAGTAAGAAGATTATTATTATCAAATGTTAATCCTAAAGCAGTATCAAAAATAACTGCTTTGATTTCATTTGCTAAGATTCTTACGTGAGGTTGTTGTAGAGCTGATTTCTTAGATAATTCATATGGAGGTGATAGAGCATAACCTGTTCTCAATCCATATACTACATATCCATAATTTCTTAAATTCATAATAGGATTAATTCTAATATGATATGCATCTTCTGATTGAAGTTCATCTAAAGTAGCTCCACCAATTTGAGATGATGTAGCAGTAATACTACCAATTCTCATTCTCTTAACACCAGCAGGTGGGTTATAAACTTGTCCTCCATTATTAACATTTGTTAACAATGCTTGTAAGAACCAATATGAAGGTGGTAACCATTCACCAACACCATCAACATTTGGTCCATAACACCAAGGACAATAATAAGCTACATAAGAATCTGGCTTATATTCATACTGTCTAACCGGAACATACTCTCTTAAATCTCCAGAAGTTAATTCTACATCTTGAGCAATATCTAATATACCAAAAGCATCTCCTCTAGTATAACATAATTTTCTAATAGCATCATATACATCCATTGTATTTGTATGAACACTAGGAATTGTACTAGAATCTTCTAAGTCTCTACAAATACCAGCAGCTGTAGCAAATCTAAAATCATATGTATATTTGTCTTCTAGACCTACAAAGAAATTATCTGGACTAGGTGAAGTTTTATTATAATCTTCACATAACTTAAATACTTCTGATTTAATAGTAGCTTCATTTCCATATTTGCTTGAATCACCTTTAAGTGAAATTAGATGAAGTTCATATTGAGTTTCATCATCTAAATTCAAGTGGTCCATTTCTTTCAAATGACTATGGAATGCTGAAGTCTTTATTTCTGTTGAATTATCTTCAACACTAATATATTTAGAATTTCCGTTTACAGCTTGTTTCAAAGCTGCTGCATAAGCAATATCAAAAGTCTCTCCAAGTGAAGATTCTCCAGGACCATATCCTTTTCCTGGATATTGCATAATCTTAAATGTTTCAACTACACCTGTACCTACATATACTTTTAAACTATATTGATAATTTGTTTGAGAATTTGTATTAGCTTTTGCTAATTCTGTTCTATACAAATCTACTGAAATTGAATCGCCAAATTCTCCTGAATAAACAGCTTTTATATTAACTGAAGATTCTTCTTCTGTTTCAGCAAAATCAACATTGACACCAGGCACTGGGTCTGTTTCTCCTTGAACATTGAAATCAGAAACAAACTCAAATCTATGTGGGTCTGTATCATTAATGTCTGGAGCTTCATATCCAGAAGTTCCAGATGGAATTGTCCAAGTAGCAGTAGTTTTTTCTTCATTTAAAATAGGGTCTCCAATAACAACAACATCTTGTCTTTGATGTGAAGCATTTTCAATAGTTAACTTACTAGTAAATGTTGTAGTATCAGCAATAGCAGTATCATAAGTAGCAGATACAATAATATCATTATTATCATTTGTACTAATACTTACACTAGTAGGACTTCCATAGTTACTTGCCTTATACCCATAATTAACATTCTCATTATCTATAACTGTAAATCCTGTAAGACTCTTATCTTTAATATCTTTGTGTCCATAGACACTAGCAGTTGCAGTAGACTCATCTTCAGCAGCAACTCTAGTAAATAAAATAGGATAACCAAGTCTTAAAATGTTTTTGGCTGTCTTATATGAATAAGTACCTTCAACACTTCCTCCAAAGATACTTAAATCTGATAAAGATGTTAGTAATGTTGGAGTATTAATAGGTCCGAAAGTAGAACCTCCGATAACCAATGTTGTATTGTATAAACCTACACTTGATTGTACTATGGTATTATCTATTTCATTAATAGTAACTGAAGGCATCTATTTTTCCTCCTTTTTATTATTTTTATTTTTATCTTGTTCTTTAGATTTATAATTTTTATTTGATTTAGATTTTTTAGATTTAGGTTTTTCTACTTTTACTTTTTTAGGTTCAGTAGAACTATAAACACTTAATCTACCATCACTAACCAACATTTTACAATAATCTAAAGTACTAGTATCATTATCTTTTACTGAAATGATATTGTTGTAATAATAACTTTTTCCATTTATTATTACTGTTTGATTTCTTGTTGTAACTAGAAATGTTTTCATTGTTACTCCTCTTTTATATAGTTATAATTAGTTTCTTCATAATTTGCCTTGATAGGTTCATTTTTAAAGACTGGTACAACCTTACACACATAACAATCAGGATATTCGCTCTGAGTTGTTATTTCTGTTATCTTAAACTCTCTTGACATAGATTGTGTTACTAATTCTCTATCAGCTGTAGGAGATATATAAATTCTTGCTTCTACAGTTAAATTAGGAGTATCTATAGGTAACATCATTATATAAGGTTTATCCTCTGGGTCTTCAGATAACCAACCAAGATTTCTTAGAAACTTTCTTTTAGGATTAGCTTCATAAATAACACTTAGTTCAATAGGTTCTGAGAGTTTTTCTGGGTCAATTTCACTATGAATTGATTCAGTGGATTTAAGTATATATCTATATTGAACAGTAAATCCACGTAATTCAGCCATTTCTTTAAAGAAACTTCCATATATTTTTGCATCATAGTCTATTAATTTTCCCATACTACTCTCAACCTATTTAATATTATTTACATAATCCTGAAACACGATATGTTCCTGATTTACTTTCTGTAATAAAGTTATATCTAAATCCTGTACATTTAACAACATTATCAATCTTCTTACATTCAACTATAAATGTATTTTTAGTATTTGATTCTGTTTTAGGACTAAATACTTTATCTACATCACAAGTAAATCTTCCATATCCATTTCTAAATCTAAAGTTTTCAATTACAATATTTGCATTTACTTTAGATTCATCTTTCTTATTAAGAACACACTCTAAAGTCAATGTTCCTTTAGAAATTCTAGCCTTTGTAACTTCCATAGAATCAATATTCTTATAATTCTCTGTTACGAAGTTTGTTAGAAGTTTATTGAAAGACTTTTCTTCTAATCTCATACCTCTTCTCATAGGTCTTCTTTGTTCAAACTGTCTTTGTCTGTTAAAAGTTCTTCTATTCATAGGTTTAGCAAATCTACTTCTATTTTCGATTCTTCTATTCTCAACTCTACGTCTATTAAGTGGTCTTTTAACTCCAGCTTGTCTTGAAATTCTAGATTCAACTGCACGTCTTCTAGAAATAGGTCTTCTCATAGGTCTTCTTCTATTTTCAACTCTACGTCTTTCAATAGGTCTAACTCTACGATTCTTTCTCATTTGCTCCATTCTACGAGCTCTTCTTAATGCTCTTGCTCTACGTCTTGCTCTTTCTGCTTTTAGAGCATTATCTTTAGTAACTGTTTTAACTTTAGGTCTCTTATTTGAGCGTTTAGGTGGAGTCCATACAGGTTTAGAATCTAGTTCAAGTTGCTGTGCAGATTCTTCTTTCTTTTCTGTCTTATCTTCTTCATCTTCTTTTTTATCTTCTTTGTCTGAACAACCTTCTTCTACCTTTTTAGATTCTTCAATTTCTTCAACTTCCTCTACTTCTTCTTCAGTAGACTCTTCTTTAGTTTCAGAATCTTCTTTAGGTTCTTCTTCGTCTTTCTTATCTTCTGTATCATCAATCTTTGATACTTCACCCATTAGAATAAATGCTTCAGGTGTTTCACCACAAACTGGACATTCACTTCCTTCTGCAAGTTCAGTATCATTAAAGAATTTATTTCCACAAATTGGACAAGTGTATGTAAAATCTCCTACATACTCATCTGATGTTGGAACCTCACCATCTGGTGTTTCGTCAATAAGTTGTTGTAGTTCATCTATACTATCTGTAACTTGTTCTGGGTCCAAATCAGGGTCAATAATTACCGCAACATCATCAAATGTATCTTCTGGTAAACTTTCACCTTCGATTGGATTTCCATCAAAGTCAACAACTTCATCATCAAATTCATCAAAATCATCTATACCAGCATCAATATCATCTGCTTCTGTGATTTTGTTAGACTCTTTGATTAGTTTCTTCTGAGTCTTATTCTTACTTTTACTTTCTTGACAAGCTCTCATAGTAGCTTCAAATGTACTCATTGTTTTTTCATTTAACTTAGTCATTATTGAAAAAATCTCCTCTCATATTTTTAATCTATAGGTAGCATCATATCTGAGTTTTCATTCAAGAACCCTCTGATTTCTTCTAACTCAGCTGTTGCTTCCGATAGTAGTTGGTCTGAATCTATTTCATATGTGCTAGAATTTAATTTGAATTTACCACGTATTCTACCTAGAATTTGTTTCGTTAGAGCTAATGCCAATCGTCTTAATAAGTTTTGCCAAAACGGTTCAACTATATCTTCGACTGTTTTATATTCTGGAATATATACAACTGTAATTTTATCCGGTTTAGGATAATTAGCATAACAATATAAATCACTATTCTTCTTATCCCAATAAAAATCTAAATCTGTTGCTATACTATTCTTTAATTGTTGTGTGAGCAAAGCTCTATTATAATCAGTTAAAGATACATACTGCAGTGAACTTTGTCTTGCTGCTAAATACATAATGTCCTGAAAATCAGCAATTCTATTTGGAGTATTGCTCCTCATAATCATCACTACAGTATTTATCATATCTTTACCTTTATTAAATTTTCCCTCTTCAATATGCATTTTTTCTGCATAAGGGATAGTAGCTGTACGTGTATCTGTAATATAATGCTTTATTTCTCTAAAAGCCATATCTATTATTTGTTCTAGTTGTTCATTAATCTCAACTTTAACAATAGGAAATCCTAGCTGTAACAAAATATCATCTTTATATTCTTCTAAAGTCATATACAACTACTCCCTTCATTTGATATAAAGATAGATATGACTGTTATCCAGAGGGGAGGATAGGCACAGCCATATCTCTCTCCATCAATCTATTTTAAATTAAATAGATGTTAAACTTATACTACTCATCTGTAGTAGTAACTGCAATAGTAGCAGTGTTACTAGCTTCATCTGTAAGTGTTACTGTAGCAGATGCTGCTGCATTAGCAGAGGCTGTAACTGTTACAGTTGTTCCTTCAACTTCTACTGTAATACTAGGTTTATCAGATTCTGCTGTAACTGTACCTGTTGCATTTGAAATTGTAGCTGTTCCAGACTCGCCTTTAACAATAGACAATTCTGTAGGAGCTACTGATAATGTAGGTGTATCTTCGTCAGGGTCTTCGTCAGGGCCTGGCCCTTCACCTTCTTCATCATCTTCAGCTGCTTCTTCATCAGCTTCTACATTCTCTTCAATTACAACATCTCTAGTATCATTAGCTAGGTCTCCCCAAGCTGCAACATCTGCTGGGTCAACTACAGTATCACCAATCTTAACTGTCATACCGTCAATCTTAGCAAGACTTCTGTAGTACATAACTTCATCAGCATTTGATGTTGTGAACTTGTATTCTTGACCAGACTTTAGATACTTAACATTATTAGTCTTATATCCTTGAACACCGATACCTGTAATAGTAGTATCTTTGATTGTTACTGTACCTGCATTATATCCACCTGGAGCAGTAGCGATTTCACTATTTACATCAGGGGCTGTATATGAAAGTGTGATTGTAACAGGTGTTGAACTGAAATCAATATTTGCCATAACTTAATTCTCCTTTAATTATTTTTTTATTGCAACTAGTAAAAAGATACTTACTAATTACTAGTTGCAGAATATGTGTAAAACATATATTAGTCAGTAATCTTACCTCTAATATACATTTTTGAGTTAACCATCTTTTTAGCGTACATTGTTGCCTTGTCTTTATATAAGAACGTAACTTCTTATATGATATTACTAGAATATCCACTTACTTTCATAAGTGAGGAGACTATTTCTTCATCCATATAATTTACTATATGGAGCCGAGCACTTCCACTATCATTAACTTATAGTGTACTAATTAGTCGTTGAACCTTATTCTATTCGAATCTTGGCTGCAGAAGAACCATTTTAATTGTACTTAGGATTTAACCATATACAAATCTATAAACTTTTTTCTACTTTCGTAACATTCACACTTAAGCTTATTTCATCTTTATGTTGTAGTGTTATAGCTTTAGGTATTGCCTGCAATTCACTCGGTATTTATAGACTCTCTTACGAGTGTGAAACAAATTACTTTATTTCTAGGGCGTTTAATCTTATCATATTTTCATCTATAAACATAAACTCATATCCTAAATCTAAACAAGCTTGTTTTTTAGCTAAAACAATTTTATCTTCTTTATCAATAGAATACTTACATTCTATAATAAGATTTTTTGATTTTATGTAAAAATCTGGTAAATACATATGTATTTTATTATCAGTAGGTTTTAAATACGGTATTTCTAATTTTTCATATTCGTAATCAATTCCTAATTGTTCTAATAACTTAACTGTATTTAACTCTAATGTTGACCTTAAATTTAAACCTTTATATTTATGCTTTATTCCATATCTATTTTTATAGATTTTTTCTCTAGCATCTTTATATTTTGGTAAACTATGTAGGTCATTACAAACTTTAGTCATCTGTATAGATTTCTCTTTACGTCTTTCGTCTGTCCATCCCTTTTTAGCTCTATTACTCTGAAATTTAGAATCTTGATTCATTTCTTTACAGTGTTTAGAAGCTTTTTCTTTAGCAATATCTGATTTATTATATGTTGTAATTACCTTAGAACTAGCTTCTTTACGTAATTTAGCACTTTCATCAGAATATGTTTTGCTATTAGGGTATAAACATCTAAATTCTTTATAAGTTAAATTATGTGTTTTTAAATGCACATTATTTATACAGTTTAATTTTTTATTACAAATAGGACATTTTATCTTACTCATAAATTATGAAATTACCTTACCTCTTATATACATTTTATTATTTACAAGTTTTTTAGCATAAGACGTTGCCCAGCCTTTTCTTCCTGCGAAGTCATCTGTCATCAACAAATCTGTACTAATGATTGGCATATATGGACAATAGAACATACCAGCATCCATAAATGAACTTCCTTTGTAACCCATTACATATTCATCTGGGTCATATTCAGGTGATACATAAACTTTGATATTACCAAGAGTACCCATAAAGTAAGGTCCAATTGCCTGTTGTCCTGAAGGTGAGAAGTTTCTCATTACTTCAATAACAGATGCAACATTAAGACCACAAACCATAAAGTTAGGTTTAATCTTTCTTGTACTCTGATATACAAGGTTCAAACCTTCAACGATTCTAGCATAGAAGCTATCGTAATGGTCTACTAGGTTAACACCAGTAATCTGTGTCTTTGACCAAGGTGTGTTCTCTGTAGCTGCCTTATCTCTAATATCTTTTGCTAACTCAATATCAATTTCGTGAGCAATTTCACCAGATACTTCAGTAGCTAGAAGAGAATCAATATCTTGCCCATCATTTTAATGATGTTGCTAATATTTTCATATTAGATTAGACTATATCTTCATCTACGAGAGATGTTTCCCATTTCGAAGTATTATGTAATACCCCTACGTCATAATGACTAGTCGTTGAACTTTCTCCATTTAAATTAAGGAGCTTAGCTGCTGATTATCGATTACTATATATCCTTAGGATTTAACCTTAGATTATTGTCTTATCTTTTTTCTACTTTCGTAACATTCACGCTTATCTTTTCAGATTACGTTGTAGTGTAAGACACTTTACGATTTTCCAGCAATTAGAGAAATTTATTTTTGTACCTGTCACCAGATACCGGAGCTGGTCAAGATTTATGCAACCTTAGTTAACTCCTTCTCAAGCTCGTAAGCTGCGTCAAAAGCATAAACAGCTTTCATCTTTCTGCTCTGTGCTTGTACTGGTAGTGAAGTAATCTTCAAGTTTACTTCTGGAACATTGTTAATTGGAACATCTTCATTGTTATATGTATATGAAGCTGTAACATCCTGTGTAGGAGCATTAGTTAAAGTGATTGCAAGTGTACCAGTTGCATAATCAATAGTACCAGTAACACCTGTACCTGTAATGTTTCCAGCACCATCATCAGTAATAATTGTACCATCTACATTAACTCCAAATGTACCAGGAATAATTGGTGTCCAACTTGCTGTAGCTGAAATAGATGTTGTTCCTGCTGCCGCAATCATCTCACCATCAATAGCTGATGTTGAGTAATTAGGGTCAGCAACACCCATATTCAAGCTTGATGCAAACATATCACCAGCTTTAGTTTTACCCTTATTGCTACCATAATCATATTGAATATAATTAATCATACCAACCAAGTGTGTTACATATAAACCGTTTCCGTTTATATTCTATATGTCACCATATAGTTCAGACTATATCACGTTCTTAATTACTATTACCATAATTAAGAACCCTAGCTTTTCGAGTTCACTTGAACCCTACTCTACTCCCTTCTTCTTATAGAGATTTCTTCTATAATATGGTTTCGATAGTCGTTGCACTACTTAATATTTTATGTAAATCTTCAATAGAAAATAAAAAATAAAATTCATATCCTGCTTTTTCACAAGCTTTTTTCTTAATTTGATTTACTTCATCTTCCCAATAACAATATGGTTTAATTTCTAAAATAATATCATCTTGTAATAAAATATCTGGTAAATAACTATGTATTACATTATTATAATTATAATTAATTGTAATACACTCATAATCAAAATTTGAGGTATATTTAGAAAGTTCACTTATAATGTTTGCCTCAACTTGACTTCGAGTAGTTATGTTTCTACCATTCGGTAATGTTAAATTAACTCTATTTCCAATTTTTCCATATCTAGCAAGTGAATTAGTATATTCTGGATTTTCGTGTCTTTTTAACATCATTTCACGAACAACTTTTTTATGTTTTTCTGATTTATTGTATTCAGTTATCTTCTTACTAATTTTATCTAGTTGCTCTAACCTTTTAGCACAAGTGCTATTATTCCAGTTTTTCCAATTATTTTTAGCGGCATTTAATTTTTTATTTGATGGATTATGATTAGCATAATCAACTTTAGCCCTAAATGTAGGGTCATTATTATTGTTAATCATAATTCTTTGACGTTGTTCTAATTGTTTACCGCTAATATTAGGAATATCAGGATATTTATTATGAAATTCATCCCAAGATAATTTATGTGTTTTGCCTAAATGTGACTTCATTCTTTGAACTTTTTTATCACATATAGGACATTCAATGTATTCATAATACTTATCTTTTCTAACTTCTTTCATATAAACATCCTTTATTAAATAGCTCAGGATTGTCTTAATTTATTAAGAGTTCCCCTGAATTAACTAGGTTATTCGAGTTAGATTACTCTAACAAGTCGCTATGGATTTTAAACGATTATCGATTGGTTGTACCGAACAAATATCATAAGCAATCAAGTTAGGTACAACAGCATTTACAATATCAAGAGCCGTTTACGTTGCGAATAAATCGTTTCCATTTATTCTCTATATATTTCTATATAGACCTGACTATATCATATTCCTTATTTATAATATAAGGAATCCTTGCACTTCCATTTAAAGGATTTACATTAAGTTAATGTCACTTAATTACCTACCACTTGGCTGTACTCTACTCATTTACTCCTCGATTTCTTTTATCGAGTACACTTTCGATAGTCGATGAACTTATTATACTTTTCTTATGAAGTTTTCCAAAATACCATCCAATATAATTATAAAGTTCAAATACTTTGGGGTGTTTACTTATATGTCCGTTAGTAATCCAAATTCTATTTTTGGCGGCATTTTTAATTTTCTTTACCATATTTTTTAAATGCTTTTTTAATAAGTTTACCAGAACCTTTATATCTTTCATCAAATTTAGATGACTTATGTTGTCCTACATATTTCTTTTTATTAATAAGGTTTGTTGTTAAATAAATATATCCATACATAAATAAATTTCTCCTATAAATTTATATATATTAAATAGTGGTAATCCTAAAAATAGGAGTTTTAGGAAATGAGAGCTACTCACTGTCCCACTAATTAATTTTAATAATTAATTAGTATAATAAGCTGCTGATTGTCCATTGTTACATCCTTAAAATTTTCACACTTTGGTATTTAAGGCTTTAGGAGTTTCCAGCAATTCACAAGGTTTGTCATAACATATTACTATGCTACGGATACTCCACAAGAATATCTCTTATATTGACCGATGCCAGCAGGCTGTGTTGATTCTGTCATCTTAATTCTATGATGAGTATTCTCTAGACATACTGCCAAAGCAACGGCTTTTTCTGTTCCTAGTTTTTTACCTAGAACAGATTCAGTCATTTTAATTCTCTTATCCCACTTTCTTAGTAGGCGAGCATTTTTAGCACTAATTTTATCTGCCATAACTCTATTTCTCCTTTGTATTATTTATTATTATTGTTTGATACAGATTCTAGAATTGACATTGTTTGTACATCTTCTTCAGATGCTTCATTTCTTCCTAGAATTTGTATCTCTCTCGCACCAGTCATTGAAATTGGAATATTACTTAGTCTTGTTTCCTTATCTAAGGCTTCATTGACTACTTTATCAATTTCTTGTACTGATGGGTTCTTAGATACATTATTTCTAATGTATTGTTCAGATATTCCTGAAACTGAAGCTCTTACCTTAATATAACCATTTAATAAGTCATTACATTTATTATGTAGTTTCTTATTCTCTGATAATACTTTTGATTGAGAATCTTTAACATTGTTAAACTGTTCAGTCATATCTGATAAGTTTTCTGAAAGTTGTTTATTCTCTGCTTTTAGATTATGTAATGAAGTTTCGTTTAACTTATGAGATTCTGTTAAAGACTCTTGCAACTTACTTAATTTACTAGAATTAGATTCTTGTAGTTTTTGAATATGATTATGTAAATCTTTATTCTTACTTTCTAATTGTCTGTTTTGACTTCTTAACTGTTTAGTCTGACTAGACAACTTATCATTATCTTCTAGTAAAGTATCAATTCTTTCAGATAATTTATCATTATCTTCTAAAACTGATTGAAATTGAGATTTAGCATTATCTCTCTGTTTAACTAATTCATTACATTCATTAGCAACTTCTGTTAAATAACTTTCATACTCTGCGATTTTATCATCGCTCTCTTTAATATGATTTCTCATATTATGTGAATTAGACTTCATACTCTTAATAAGATTAGACATTTCTGTAATCCGAATATTTTTCGCAGATACTTGATTTTCTAATTTCTTATTAGTATCTTCTAATTCTTGAGTCTTATTTATCGACTCCTCCAAGTCTTTTGCAACTTCTGATGAGATATTATCTCCACTCTGTAAGTTGTTTAATTTATTATTTATTGATTCTAATAATGAATCATTACTTGGCATCGCTTTTTCAACTACACTCTTAATTGAGTTAAGTTCTGAAACTGTATTTGCATTATCAATTTCAACTTCTACAGATTCTGATAATTTCTTATATTCTTTTGACTCTACAACATCTGGTCTAGCAGATTTAACTGCAGGCATAATTACAACATCAAAACAAATAAATACATAAGTATCAGGGTCAATCTCTGTTTCACCTTGAGCGTTTGTAATTTCTTCACCAGAACCTCTAGAAGATACTCCTAACTGTGAACCATAATCTAATAGTTCTTTTACTATTCTTCCATTAGGTGTATCTAAAATATCAAATGAACACCATACAATTCCTTCGTTTTCTCTAATCTGAAATTCTCTTAAACATACTGCAATTTCTTTAATTGAAGTTTCTAGTCTTTCTTCTGGGTGGTCAGCCTCACCAAATATTGTATGTGTAGCCATTCCTTCTTTGAAATCATCTGACTGTTCAACTTTCTTCCACAACTCTAAACTATATTTTCTACCATTTCTAGTAGGATTAATTAGGTCTGCCGCAGGTCCTTCAAGTCTTCCTATATATTTTTTACCATCATCTGTAACTCCACTCTCTTTAATATATTTAAGTGGATTAGCTGATGTTTTTAATTGTTCAATAAGAATTTTTTTATTAGTCATCTTTGAACACCTTTCAAAATAAAATTACTCAAAATAAATTGATATTGCTGTAGTCGCATCTACTTCATCATTGTATCCTTGAGATACTCTAATTTTTTGTCCGGCTTTATTCTTTAATACAATTCCAGCTGAACCGTTTGTAACATATGTAGAACCGGTATTACTTCTAACAGTATCGGTAAAACCAGCATCTTCTAATTTGTTATATATAGACTTAAAGTTTTTATCGAACTCAATAGGTTGTTTACAACTGTCATCTTTACAAACAACTAATCTAGTATCATCATTTCTTATTTGTAAATCAGATGATATTGTACCTCTTAAAAGTGACTCAATATCATTTATATCAAGTTTTTCTTGAGTATCATCACTAGAAGATTTAGTATCTTTATTCTTTTTCTTCTTGCCAAAAAGTTCTAGTTGTCTTTTTCTACTCTCTGTTATAATATCTTCAAATTTCTTTTGCATAATTATTCTCCTTATTATTCTGTCTGATTAAGAATATCTCTTATCATTGATATTTCACTACTAGCTGTAATGTCTGCTTTCTTTTCTGCACCATTTTCAAAAGATAAGATAGCATATTCACCACTATCTGATTTAACATACTCTATACTTTCTAAACCTGAATAGTGTCTAGTATTTTGTAATAAAGTACATAAATCATTTAAAAACTTTGGCTTATCTTCTTTATATTCTTCCTCTTTTAAAATTATCGATTCAAATACATTCATCTTAATATATCTCCTTAATCTTGTTTCTAATATTATTTGAAACTTCTAATAATTTATCTATATTTCCTGTTGAATAACTATTTATAGCATCTAATATCTCTTCTGTCATCATTGTCTTATAATAATCTTGTTTAATATCTTCATCTATATTCTTAAGTCCTATCATTGTTTGTGTTAATAATGATGAAAGAGCAATAGCTTTATCTTCAACATTTAGATTTTCATTAACTAAATTTTTATATAATGGATTCTTATGTCTTTTACTATGGATATGTTCTAGTGTTGTTATCTGTTGTTGTGGATAATATTCATTAATAAATTTAACTACACTTAATGGTACTTCTTCTTTACCCGCAATTTTCTTAACCTGTTCTGTTATATCTATATCTTTTGTCTTTTTAATTTCTAATAAGTAATGATAACATTTAAACTTATCCATTTATATAAATCTCCCCTCAAGATTAATTTTTAATATTCATCATCGTATTCATCTTCATCCCAGTAATCATCATATTCATCTTCTTCTGGTGAATCGTCAAATTCAAAAGGACCATTTTCTGAATACACACTACCTTTTTTAGGTTCTTGTTCAAGTTCTTTTAATTTTTCTTCTGTAAAACAAGTATCACAAAGTTTCTTTAATAATTGTTCATATTCATCTTGTGTATAAATAGTTTTAATTTCATCTAAAATTGATTTTGATTCTGGAATATATTTATATAACCAATTTGCATAAGATGATAGGTCATTTGCCCAACCATCTAAACCATATGTATTGTCAAAAACATCTCCATCATTATACCATTTATAAATAAGTTTAGATGTTGCTGTTGCTAGTTGAGTTGCCATATTATCACCTTCTCCTGAAGCTGGTAAATATTTATCATCTAACTTCTCAAACTTATTGAAATAAGACCAATCAACTCCACCTTTATCTTCTCCACCATTATAACCATTTTCTTCAGGTTCAGAAGCTTTATTTTCACTCTCTGATGAATTTTCTACATCCTTATTATTACATCTATCAATCATATCCATACTAACTGCTAAAAGATGATTATAATCAGAAGATTTAGCATCATCTAAATAACTATTGATTTCTTCTTGTGAAAATCCTTGTTCTTTCATAGCTTTTTGAACATAACCCATAATTGAGTATGCATTACCATCAATACCTACAAGGTCGTATTCTTTTGCTTCTTTGATAGATTCTGTTAACCTTGTATCTATATAAGCTATAGATATTCCAGGTTCTTCCATTTCAAAATAAGCGTCTTTATCATATTTTTGAATAACGGGATTTAAATATTCATTAATTACTTTTTCAAATTCTTCATAATACATTTCCGATGAAAAAGTAACTCTTGTTCTTTTACCATCATCTTTTACAGAAACATCTGCTAAATAAACATATTGGAGTTCTGATTCTAAATCAAAATCTTCAACACCCTTATTTATATCTATTACGTATTGTTTAAAAGCATCTTCTAACTCTTTTTGTAAAACTGATTTAGATTTAGTAGATTCTTTAATCTGTTGAGTTCTATCAATTATGTTTTCTATTAAGTTTTTAGTATTCATTAAAACTCTCCTTCATCTTCAAATGAACCGAATTCAACAGTCTCTTCAACTCCAGTATCTTCAAAACCTGTATTTTCTCCACCAAAATCTTCTGGTGGTCCACTAGGTTCTCCTCCACCTCTGAAGTCTCCTAACATATCTCCACCCATATCACTTGACATTGAATGACCTGATGATGTACCGAAACCATCTTCTTCCATAGCTTCATCAGCAAACTCATCTTCTTCTTGAGTTCCTTTGTCTTCTTCTAAGATATCTGATAGTTCATTGTCTGATAGATAAATGTTTACAAAGTATTCAAATACTTTCTTCTTAGTTTCATCTGTATAACTATCTCCAAGTAATTCTATAAATGAACTAATTAGGTCTAATCTTATTCCCATAGTTTCATCTCTTTCAGCATCTTCTGTAGTTGCTGGTGAAACCATACGAACTTTGAACTTATTTACATATCCATCAAAACCTTTATCTAATGCAAATAGATTTAATAAATCTGTTATACCTTGAACATAAGCATTTTGTATTCTCTTTATTGTTCTAGCATATCTTGCATCTAGTTTAGTTAAAGATGTACCACCACTAAATCCTGCGGCATCATCCGTAAATCCTAAAAATTGTTTTGGAACTTTAAGTCCACCAAACAATTTATTTGAATAATAATCTAAATCTGCAATAGATTTAATATCTACATCTCCACCCACATTACTCATTGAAATAGTACCTTTACCATTTCTTGTAGGTATATAAAGTATGTTATCAATAGGACCAGGAGCTGCTTGACTCTTAAATCTTCCTACATCTTTATCTAACATATTTCTCTGTTCCATCATTTGCTTTAATCTCTTTAGCAAATTAGAAACTTGAGATTTTGTCATATCTCCTACTTCTACTTGAAGTAATCTAATAATTGAAGAACGAGTAATTCTATTTAGAAGAATAGCATCTTCCATTAATTTAACTTCTTGATATATTTTGTATATATCATAAAGAATAGATTTACCACGTTTAATTTTATATTCTTCTACAACCTCTTTAGTTTCGTGAGTTTTCTTATCCTCGCCTGTAAATACAATAGCTAACTTCTCTGGAAATCTAGTTACTGTATTTGAAAGTGTTATATGAATATAGTTTCTAGGGTCACAAACAGTTTTATTTAAACTATTCTCTGCCTGATATGTATATGTATTCATAAGACCTTGTGTTTTAAAATCTGATTGGTCTTCAACTGGAATCTTTACAAAACCAACTGTCTTATCTTTTTTAACTAAATCAAATATCTCACAAGGATTATTTACCATTTCAATAGATTCTTCCATTACTGAACCTTTTCTAGGTTTCTTAATGTTTGTGAATCCATCATTATATCCTCTGTCATTTTCAATTTCTTGAGTTAAATCTGTAAATGTTTCTAGATATAAATCACCATATAAACAAAGAGCATATATGTGTTCCCAACAATTTTTGTTTAAATCTAAAATATCTACAAGTCTATTACCAAATTGAGCAATTTCTGTATCATCACTATCTACCCAAATAATTTTTCCGTCTCTGTTATATTGAGTAGCATCATCTGCATACATTTCTAATGCTGAGGCAATAATACTATCTAACTTCATTTCATCATAGACTTTGTATAATTGTTCTCTAGTATCAGATACAATTCTTAGTTTATCTAAATCTGAAGCATCTACAAATACATCTGTATCTGCTGCTTTCAATAATTCATCACCAAGAGTTTTTCCCTGAGACGCAATATGAACTCCTGTATTATTATCAGGAGCTTTTACTCTAATTCCAAGAACATCTTCTGTAAATATTTTCCATCTACTTTTATTGTTTGTTGGCATATACCCTCTTTTTAAAAAATTAACATACTATCATCTTGATGTGAGAAAAATGCATTTTCTAATTCATCATCAGTAACTGTAGCATTTTCTTGTCTTGTCATTGTACTTCTTAATTGTTTCAATCTTTTATCTTGTTCCTCTTTTATCTCTTGTTCGTGTTGCATATTATCTAACTCTGTACTCATCAAATCTGCTACACTTTGTTCTTCTTGTTTAGGAACACTAGTAATATCTGATTTTAATTGAGCTAAATACTTATCTTCTGGTGTAATATAAACATCTTCATTTGTATCTACAATAGCTGTATAATCTTCAATTACATTTAAATCTAATGGGTCAACATTTAATGAAGCATTATATAAAGCACCAGCTAAACTATCGGCACCATCCTTTTCTCCTTCAGGAGGGTGATCAACTTTTCCTGTCTGATTATTTTGTTCAAGATTTATTAACTGATTATAAATCTCTTCTGTATTATTTAATAATCTAATTCTTCTTTCATTTATTGAAGCCTTTAGATACATATAACCATCAGGTTTTTTATCTAAAGATATTATAGATGCATTAAATCCAGCTTGTATAAACTGTTGTTTACTATCTGCTGATTGGAATCCATCTAATGAAACTCCCTGAATATTTAATCCAAGTCTATGTCTTAACCAATAAATAAATTTTCTATTTTTCTCAAGACTTATCTCATCTCCAGTAGGACATTGTATTTCAACAGTAAAAGCGTGTTTATATACAAATTCGTGTACTGGAGCATATTCACCATCTTGATATTGTTGCTCTTCTCGTAAACCAATTACCCATACACCTGATATACCAGTTTTATCACCCGTTAATGATGTATCAATATGAATAAACATAGGCTTACTGATAAGTGCACTATCTAATTTTATAGTACTAAAAAAGTCCTGTATCAGCATACTATCAGATGTACCTATACTGATAACATTGTTTGTAAATGGGTTCTCTGAACTACATTTTGCACTGTCTATACTATCATAAGATATAAACTTAGTAACTAATGAAGTAGATATACCAGCAAATTCCATTAATGACCTATCTACATCTCTTTCAAAGTCTTTCTTTAACTCTAATGGTACTGCTAATAATCTATATCCTTGTTGTTTTATAGCATCTAAATCTTCTCCAGGTCTTACTATTCTTGAATTTAATTTCTTATCTCCTACTGCAACATAGAATCTTTTATCTGAAAATGTACCTTTAGGTTTTACATTCCATTGAGGTTCATCTGATATAAATACATCTTTTTCATCTTTTACTGTTTCTATATATGATTCTACGAAATCTTGTTCTGATTTCTTTGATGATACTAGAAATAATTTTGCTTGTAATACACCACCAAATGTAAATCTTGATTGCATTCTTCGTTTTACACTTGTATATGTATCCATTATTTTAGATTTAGTATAATCTATATTACTACCCTTAACAAAATTAATCTAAATTTCGTCAAGAATTCCACAATTATGAGATACAACATATCTATTATTGGTCTTTATTAAAAAGTTATTATTTGGTGTAGCCAATACAACATCATATACTGGAATTGGCTCATCGTATTTAACTTTTATAATACTAGAAATCTTCACGAAATATCACCTCCCCTCAAAATACTAAAATTATTACTTATTTAAACTTAATAACTTTACCACTTTTTGAATGTTTTGAAACCTTTTCTAATATAAATATAAGGTCTTCAACAATCTTTTTTGGCATATCTTTATCTAGTATTTTTTCTCTGTATTTATTTAAATTATTCAAAATATAATCCCACTCTTTAAATTTAACCTAAACTACCAAAAATCTCTTCTCTAAATTCCCATTTTCCATTTTTGTACATAGCACCTAAAAAATAATCTGTACCATTAGATGAGTTGGTTGATTCATAATAAAAATAAAATCTACTATGCCAATAATAACCATTTTTATCTCTATCTACTATGGAATTATTGCTTTTAACAATAAAAGTATTAAATAATGGCTGTAACCAAGCAGGTAGGTCTTTTACTAAATTAGAACTAGTAATTTCAGGATGTAATTTATCTCTATCATCATACGCGTATCTTCCTGTACTATATCCGCCACCTTTAAATTCAACATTAAGTTCTAAATTTGGAAAATTTAATATACTTCTTATTTTATCAAATAATTCATCAAAAGGAATATTTTTAACAAATTCATTCCTTTCTTCAACCTCATTGTGTACATTATCTTCTTTTAATTCTCTTCCTCTAATAATACTTTCAAACTTATTCTCCATAATTATCTCCTTTTTACTTAAATATTCTTCTAATAGTTTATTTTCACTAACTCTTTCAGCAGGTGTATAACTACTATAAACTTCTACTTCATCCATTAATGATAATATGTCATTAGCCATTTCTTCATCAACATCTTCGACATCATAATACATATCTTCTAATTCATTTAATATCTCATATGAATTATTTACTATTGCAGACATTGTATCTCCTACAATACCATCATATTTATCATTATCTAGATTAGGTAAATAATCATCATATGTATCTGAAAATTCATATGCATCATAATCATCTTCTAGCTGTATTAATTTTTGTGCTAATAATTCTAATTTCTCTAAACCCATAATTACCTCTTATATTTTGTCTATCTCTTTTTCTAAAGATTCTAGGTAATCTACTGCCCATTTATAATAACTATTAAATCTTTCTATATCAGATTCATTATTAGAATCCATAGATTTATCTCTGTATTCTTTTAATTTATCTAATTTCTCTAATACATAAGTATAATATCTACAAGCACTACCTAAACAGCTAAAAGCATTACTAATAGCAGAACTGTTAACATCATTATAATTACTAATATCATATTTATTTTGAATACTATCAAATAATCTATCTTTAGCAGATTCTATTCTATTATATAAATCATCTAGAGAAACTTTATATTTATTATAAGTATCTTTAAAATTATAATTAAATAATCTAATCTGCCAATATTCTGGAGTAGGTATTTCATATCCGGATTTATCTCTTCCATTTGGAGTTTCCCATTCAGCATCATCTCCCCAGTAATCAGTATCTTTCTTTTGTCCACCATATTCTCCACTATATAAATCTCTAGGGTCCTCATAAGAATCTTTATCGGGTTTAAGATTAGATTCATCTACTGAAATAACTGCAATCTTATCAGCGTTATCTAATAATTGTTTTCTACTCCAATCTTGATATTTACGAGGTCCTTTATTGTCGCTAAAACTAGAAGAATATGCTACAACATCTTCGTGATGCTTACCATTACTCCAACTATCATCATATTCAAAGTAGAATATAATAACATCTCCATTATTCCATTCTGGAGCTCGATTGGTCATTTTAGACATTACAGTAAATTTACAATTATGTAAATCAATACCTTTTCTATTAATGCTATTTAAAACATCTTTATTAGCATTTTTAATAAACCAATCAGGTAAGTTTTGCATACTTTCTTTTAATACTATTTTTTCTACCATAATTTTATTCTCCTCTTTTCTCTAATTCTTCAGCCATAAACAGAAATATTTCGTGTACTTCTAATATAGTATCTTGGTCTTCTTTATCTAGCCACTCTGTCCAAATGTCTTCTGGTATTTTTGATATAAATTCTGCATAATCTTCACAAAAATTATATGCTTCAATAGATGTTAAATTATTCATAATCATTAATCTCCTTCTTTATTTATTGGTAAATCTATACTTTCTTTCTCTATTAAGTCTTCATCTTCAATTTTAGGACTATACATTTCAAAAGTAAAGTCCATATCAATTTGAGATTCATCATAAGACTTCCAAAGATAAGCGTTATCTATATACATTCCTATTGTTTGTCTAAAATATCTTCCTCTATTTTTATGTTCTGCAATATCTGAATTATCTTCAACTGTATCATCTAGTATTAAATTAAACACGTGTTGAATATCTAATCCATAAGGAATGTCTACTAATAATGTTGGATGAGTCGATAAGTAAAAAATTAATTCTCTCATTATCAAATCATTTTCTTTTCTAGTATCTGTAAATACATCTACTTGATAATTTATATTAATAGGCATCATTCTGACACCTTTGAAATATATTATTCCCGATTCTTCATCTACATAATGACCTAGTTCAGAGCCAGTAAATTTCATTGAGTGATTTCTACTATCATTTATTGCCCAACCAGTTCTAGTAATATTTATAATTGGTAATTGTAAATCATCTCTACCAATAAAAGCTTTAAAATCAAAAAGATTCTCTACAACATTTATAGATACATCTTTATTAAATATTTTATTAAATGACTTTACTATTGATTCATCGTATGCGTATACGCTCATTTATTTTTATTTCTCCTAACTTATTAGCTATATATGATTTCCAATAACCTAATATATTTCTTTTATATTTATAAACTACTTTACTGATAAATGCTGTAGGTGGACAATTATCATTTCCTTTATCTAAAAATCTAGCAACTGTTTCTAATTTAGTTCTACTCATTGGTAAATAACCTTTGATATAAATAATACACATATCATTCTTTAATATTTTATAATCTATGTTGTTAATAATTAAATCTACAACATATCTCATATTTATATTATCAGATTTATCTATCCAATTTATCCAAGTAGCATCTAATAGTATTTTTTCTCTATCAATGAACTTTTGATATATTAAACCATTTGAAATATCAAACTTAATACTCTTGACTAATGATTTACAAAAGTCATTTAAGACTCTTCTGTGTTTAGTTGTTAAATCTTCAAACTTAAACTGTAATATCATTACTCTTCATCTTCTTCAGTAGTTTCTTCATCTACTTCAATTTCATCTTCAACATTTTCTTCTGGCTCTTCTTCAGGTTCTTCTTCAACATCATCAGTTGATTTATTCTTTTCTAAACCCTTTCTCCACTTATTTACGTATTTATCTTTATCGCTATCGTCCTTAGCATTTTTAGCTTTAGCTAAGTAATATGCTCCCATATTCTTTGTTAATGCTTCTTCAGGAATATCTAATGCTTGAGCGAATGATTTTGGATGACGTTTAATATAATCATTCAACCAACTAGATACTTTTGTTAACCAAGATTTATTGTTTAATAATGAAAACAAATGTTTACATACTGAACCTATATCATTATTTGGATTTCTTATTTCTTTGCCGTTATCATTTTGTGGAGTACCATAATTAAATCCACTTTGAGTAGCCCAGAATTTATATCTATAAATCCAGTCAGGACAAGTACAATTAACTTCTAAATTATCAGTATCATCAATAGATATTAATAATGCTCTTTGTATATCATTAAATGTAACTGTTTCTGCACCTTTACTGTGTATTATATTTCTTAAGTTTTCTAAAAATGTACTAAAAGATAATGTACAAGTATATAAATCAGTACCTTTTATATCTACTTCAATAGTAAGTCTATCTTCTGAAAATAACTTACCCATATCAATAGCTCTACAATTAGATTTTTTATTTATATAACTTTTACTTCTTACTACTCTACCAGGACTTTCTCTTCTCGTTTTATTTCTAATACTAGTTCTAGTTGGACTAGCTGCTGGTCCTTCTAATAATACTCTAATCATAGAGTTAAACCTCCATTAACCTCTTAACATATACTACTATATCTTGTAATGTTTTAAGTTGTTCTTCTGATAAATTATAATCTGCACCTTCTGTATACTCTATTGATAAATCTCTTTTAACTTGTTTTCTAAATTCATCAATATCATATTTAGCAGTTAATGTAAATAAATACTCATCTATAAATACTGTAGCTATTAACTTTAAATCATTGTTTTGTTCAGTACCTGTAACTATTGTATTTTCAAATATATATTCTTCAGAATCTTGTAATTCTTCTGATACTGAAATTAGTATTTGTTTGTAATCTACATCTTCTTTTAATTTCATTTATTTGTCTCTTTCTATAACATCTTTCATAATAATAGTTTTAACTTGTTTATTATTAAACTCTCTTACAAAGTCGTATAATTTTTTATCTCCTATAACTTCTTTCCATCTTTCTTCTACATATGTATTTTGTTTAAGGTCTTTAATGTAAATATCATATTTTTCAAAAGCTCTTTTTATCTGTGTTAAATCTTTAGGTATTCCTAATTCTACTTCTGCAAGAAAATCTACAAGATAATCTTTGCACAGAGTTATTCTTATAGGTTTTAATAAATATCTCACTGCACCCACAACAATACCTGAGAATGCACTTAAGGTTATAACAAGTTCTAATAACTCTTTAACTAATGGTGTCATTTTTATTATTATATATCTCCATTTCTTTAATTTACCCCTCATTTATATTTTAGGTTTCTTTAATCTATCGTTGGACGAAACTAACTCGAAAAACTAACTATTAATAACTAAAAAGGAACAGTACGAATAAAATCGTATTCAACAAACAAATGTATATAAATTATTGTTTTAAATAAGAAACCTAATAAGAAAATTAAAACAATAATTTATTATCTATTTAACTTCGGTAACCATCTAAATAAGAATTGAGAAACAACTTGTAATGTTTTAACTCTCATAGCAGCTTGAGCTTCATAATATAAACCCAAATCTCTAGAATTAGTCGTAATAATCATAGATAAATCTTTATTAAAATTTACAGCAACCCACCATTTACCATTTGCAGTAGTAAACTTTGCATATTGATAAGTTACTCTGGCTTCATTTAAGATTCTATAAATATCATTATATGTTAATACTTGATTCGGTTTTAATGTTATCTTCTTAATCATTTATTTCGCTTTCTTAAATCTAGTTCTATATACATATCCTACTGTATTGCCATATTTAACTTTAGCTTTATTTCCTTTATACCATAGGACTGCAACTTTTGTTTTCTTACTAACTTGTTTCTTAACATCTTTTTTAGACATTTTCTTACTAGCATAAATTCTAGTTTTCTTCTTGATAGTTCTATACCAATACTTTTTGAATTTATCTAGTGTGCCGAATTTCTTTTTAAGTTTAGATGGTGTATCTCCCCATTTTGGAAGATATAGATGTGGAACATCTACTGGTGATGTCCAATCTCCGCCCCAACCAAAACCAACTTCTTTAGCAAGTTTAGCCATTTTGGTCATTCTTGAATTATTATAAAACTCTTTATTAGATGTAGCAGGACATCCGAAGTCAATAGCAATACCCCACTGGTGTTGTGAAGCATAATCACTACCTCTGGCATTTGTTACTCTAGGACCAGGTGTAGTTCTACCTTTAGCATACAACTTATCTTGTTCTTCTTTAGTTCTTAATCCTTGAGTAATTGCTACATAATAACCTTTTTTATGGCATAATCTCAACCATTTACTAATCTTATACTGTAACCAAGGATGCAATACTTTTAGATTAACTCTAATATCATCTTTCTTCTTATAACTCATAATAATACCTCCTATAAATTATGACTCTTTATAATTATCTATATCTTCCTGAATATCACGTATAACCTGTCTAATACTTTCTGTATATTCAATCTCTTCTGAATAATCTTCAGTTGTTGCAACTCCCATAGCAATTTTAATTCCTATATAATCATACTTTGCTATTTCTTGTTTAGCTGCATCTAACTGAATATAATATTTATCAGGTTCTTTTACTTCTTTAGGAACATCTATTCTTGTATAACTATCCATAATTACCCCCTAGTATCTTATTCCTTCTACAATTAATCTGGTTGTATCTAAATATGGTACTGCACCTCCAGAAGGACCATTTAACATTACTTGTATACCTACATATTTTTCTTCATCATAAGTAGCAAAAGTTCTATTAAATGTTTCTTGTAAATTTGAAGATTGTGTACGATAAAAATAACTCGCAACACAACTACTCTCAAAATCAAAAACACTAACAATACTTACTTTTTTATCAGATGTAGATAATGTTAAATTATCAGAACACCAATATTTCCAAGAACTATTATCACTAAGAACATTAAATATTGAAATCCAACTAATATCATTTAATGATTCAATTAATATTTTAACTCTAATCTTCCTATATGTATTAGATGTATTATTAACTAAATTTCTATTATAATAATTTGATGATGAATCAGATGATATATCCTCATCTAATATTGTTTCCCATCCATACTTACGTTGTAAACCTAAATCATCTGAAGTTAAATTTCCATCTATTTCCACACCATTTATTTTAGGTTTATTTGTTACATTTGTATGATAATTTATACTACCACCAGATGAACCACCTACAGCTGAAATAGTATTTTCTATTTCAACATAATCTTCATAAGGTAAATAAGTAGTACCTTTATTTAACATTATTTTTGTGTTGGTTCCATATACAGTAAATCTTAAATAACCATCTTCGGTTGTGTTAAATCTATAATATTGAAAACCATTATTAACAATAGTTCCTGTACTACTTTTGTATTCTAGAAAATGTTTATCAGTATCATATAAGGCAACTGCAATTTCTTTAAGTTCTCTATAATTATTTGAAACAACATAAGTTGTATTTGCTTTTACCTTTATATAATTACTTGTAATATAATCTTGATTCTCTTCTGTTGTTCCTGTTGGAGTTAATACAGATTTAAAAGAATCTTCGATATTAAACATATTAGGACCAGTTGAAGTTTCGATTATAATTCCGTCACCGGCATTTAATTTATCTTGTTTAGTATCTAGTGTTTCAACTATTTCATCAATAGTCATTCCACTATCAGCTATTTTATCTGTATATGGTAGGTCATTAAACTCAGTATTACCATTACCAATTTTTAATTTAAAGAAAATCTCTCCTGTTTGTTCATCTTCAAAACCAACAGCGACAAGTTTTCCCTCTTCTGGTATATAAGGTTCACCGTATTCTTCTTCATACTTAGCTAAATATGTTTGCCAATCTTCGTATGTACCTCTTAAAACTTTAAATCCAAATTCTTCCATAATTCCCTCTTATTTCTTATTAATCGTAATAATTATTACTTAACATACTCAAAATTTCATATTCATTATTAGATGGAGTTAAATGAATAATTCCTCTTTTAACTTTATAATCTTTGTTATTTATTGCATATTCTTTATTGAATATCTTTATTACTATATCATCTTCAGTTTTTACGGGTTCTGCTATCGCACTTCTTGGTGTTAATGAATTGATTGCTTGTGCAATATCAACTGATGCTTGTAAATAATCATCTCCATAATAACTGTTTATATATTCTCTAAACTTATTTGATTTTACATTGTTTAATATTGTTGTTAAATCAGCATTATTCATAGCTAAATTCTCATTTAAAATATTATCACCTTCTCCTATATAACAAGTAGCTCCGAACACACCATCTGTTATGTGATAAACATAATTATCTAGATTTAACATATTATCTAAAAATTCTAATACATCATTTTTAGATTTATTTATTTTTTCATATGCTATAAAGTCCATTTCAATTACGCTATAATATGTTGAATCTTCATATATCTCCCAATTATTAATTGTAGGAGCTGTAGATAAATCTAAATATTCCATAAACATTTCTAAATTTTCAGGTTTATTGAAATCATCGAACATATCATTAACTATATCATTGATAGCTGAATATCTTAATTCTTTTAGAGCATCATAATCTTCTCCAAACATTGATTCAGTATCTAATAGTTCTTGAGTTTCTTCATCATAATTAAAACTTACATTGAACTCAAACTTAAACTTCTTCATCATATTCCTCCATTGAATATCCTAAAATTTCTATAGAATTTATTATATTAGTTTTATAAAATACAAATCCAATATAGCCTGTATCAAAAGCAACTAAATCAGCTCCATCTTTATCTGCGTATTTTTCAAATACATAACTAACAGTTTTTCTAGTAATTAATTGCAAATCATCAAAATCAATTCTGAAATCTAAATAATCACTATCAAAATCATATCCATATTTAGATAAGATGTTTATAGACTCTTGCATTAAATTACTAACATCATCATACATATCATCTAATGTTGAATACTCATTTTCTGAGTCTTTTTCCCATATGTTTTGAATAGATTGAGATGTAAGTAATCTATATTCGTGATTCTTAAATCTTCCATATCTTAAATCTTCTAGTATATTCATTGTATTTCTCCTATTTCATTCTATGTAATATTTCTTTTGTTACTTGAACAAAAACAAAATTATCATAACTATCTTTATATTTTAATTTAGAATAAAAACTATAATACTCTAATAATTCTGTATTCTCTAGATTACTTATAAAATCTAGTGTTTGTTCATCTGAATACCTGTTGTCATTTTCTTTTAATTCATACAATAACATCATTGTATATCTCCTTTAATAGCAGGGGAGGGACTTGAACCCTCGACACTCTAGGTTATGGGCCTAGCGAGCTGGCCAACTGCTCTACCCTGCGGCAAATATTCCTAACTAACTAGGAATATCGTTACTACTTCTACCTATTGAATGGTAGAAAAGCTAATGCTTCATAATCCCCACCGATTTTAAAAAACGAAGCAATAAATAGACAGTCATCTAGAATACGGCTATAGTGCCTCTGTCTATATTTCCCGTGGTAGCTAACCACTCTCTAACCAATACGTTGTATTGTGTCCGTAAAGGACTGTGTTTAATAATTGTCCGGAACACCAGACATTTGCTAACATAAGGTGTACACCCATTATTATGTGTGGAAAAACTCTTTACCCACTCTGTAGGGTAACACTTATTTATATAAATAATTATTTATATTCTCTAGTTATACCTTTTATAAACCAAAACTGAGCTTCTTCTAATTTCTGAATACCTAATTCATATTCTCTATTATGAAACTTTAATGATTTATCTACAGTATCATAAACATCTGAAAATAATTCTCTTACCATTTCTATCCTTTTAGATTGGTCTTCTGAAATATTCTCTATAAATTTTGCTTTATCATTCATAATTTATTACCTCCCATTAAATTATATTACTGTACTTTAATTACTGTTCTACCATCATATCCTTTTGAAACATATTCATCTATGTATTGTAATAAAGCCTCATAGTTATCTTTTGGTGCAACATAATTATTATAGTGTATTTCAAAATTATCCTTTACAGCTTTATAACCCCTTCCATATGGAACACTATCAATATCAATTTTAAAACCTTTATAAGATTTTAATGGATTTTTAGGTAATTCATTAAAATCAGTTGTTTCTGTAGCTTCTTTAATAATTTTAATCATATCTTTCACCTCCTTTATCTTATCTCGACCCATTTTTCTGCCCAAGTATATAGAGAATCTCTTTGTGATTTACTAATCTCTCCTTCATCATAAAAATCATCTATGTAATCTTCTATACTATATAGTGAATCATCTTGCATATACAGTTTAATAAACTCTTTTATATCACTTGTAGGTCCATAACCTTCTTTAACTACTTTAGATTCTGTATAGTAATCTGTTACAACATCTCCAGGTGAATAACCTGCAACATCATATCCTTTTAAAGATACTAACTTTGCAATATTATATGCAGTAGTATTTTCACTTTCATCTGGGTCTAAAGCCACATCAATAATAATTTGAACTATATCTTTTCCTTCATATATATCTTTAATCATAATTATTTCTCCTTCTTCTTACTAAAATAATCTCTAGCTGTATTCCATAATGCACAAATACCACCTGCTACCCCACCAATTAGAACTGGACAAATAACACTTACCCATAAGTCCTTTGCATCTTTAGCATTTACAATCATAGCTGGAGTTAATACTACTCCTGAACCGAAGAATCCCTGTATGAATGTCTTCCAAGTTCTATCCCACACATCTCCCCAATCAATCTTCTTTCTTTTACCAGTCATAATTATTTCCTCCTATCTTATGGTTGTTAATCTTCTTCATACTCATCATAATACTCTTTAAAGTCCCACATTCTAAATAAGTATGCTAAAATCTCTGCCAACTCATCTGAACTTAAACAACTTACTATTGCATCATCAACATTCTCTTTTTCTAATGCATCACAGGCAAATGCATATGCCTCATACACATCTCCAGATTCTACTACCCATCCATAATTCTCTGCCATAATATTATTTCCTCCTATCCTAATATATATTATTGTTTTCTACTTTATATATTAAATCTTCTATTACTGTTTTAGCATTTCTTAAATCTAGATATTGGCTATCATCCAAATCAAAATTATCAAAAATACTATCAATAATATCTGATGCATCATATAAATCTATTAAGTTTGAACTCATATCTTTAATCATATTATTTCTCCATTTACTTTATTCTATCTTGTACTAGTTTATATACAGTATTTTTATTTGGTGAAATCCAATACATTGGGTCATCTTCTGATAAAGCATCTGCGTGACCGTAATCTACTTCATTACAAGCTGTTTGTACTGCATCATCAATATCATATCCTTGATTATAATAACTCATAGCTCTATCAAATGCTTCATCATTTGCTACATCTTGTAGGTATTCTTCGTCATCTTCTTCAGTATAAATACGAGTGTCAATAACATCATTTAGGTCTGGTTCACCATATGCAACATAATCAGGTATTGGATAATATACATTATTACTTAAATAATCATAATCTTGTTCAAAGAATTTATTAATTTCATCTATCGAAACATCTTTTCCGTACTTTTGAACAATAGCATCAAACATATATTTAACTATTCCCCTATCTTTAAATCTCTTATAGTTATCATATGCTTTATCTGAAAACTCTTTAGCAAGACTATCATAATCAGAATAATTATCTAAATTTATTCCCTCTTCTATTATCTTAATCATTTATATTCTCCCTTAAACACATTTATAAATTATGGTAATTCTATATAACCATCAGGATATTCTATAAATGTACCTTCCATATATAAATCTCTACCAAAATCTGACCAATCAAAATATCTTTCTATTTCATCTGTGCTTAATTCTGAAATATCTCCTAATATATCATAAACATAGTATTGACCTTTATCATAGTCAGACATATTATCATAAAATTCTTCAGCATCTTCATCACCTTCAGCTAATTCAGTGAAAAATCCACTTAAATCTAAATCTCTTCCAAAAGATTCATAATCAAAATAATTTTCTGGATTAGATATATTATTAATACTATCTCCGAATAATTCACGAGCAACATCTTCCATAGAATCGCAATTATATACATAATAATCTCCATTAGCAACTATATCTAATGCTTCTCTTTCATCAGAACATTCTTGTGAAATAGCTTCAAATATATCTTCATCTACATCTAAATCTTCTAATTCTTCTGCTAATTCATTTAATTCATATATATCATCATATTCTCCTATACTAAATGGAGCTTCATAATCTGTAATGAAGTATTCCTCATAATAATTACCGTTCTCGTCAGGTTCATCTGAAATACCAATATCTTCAAATGCTTGTTCAAAGTCATCATCTACTGGTAAATCTATCCACTCTCCAACTAGTTCTCCCTCATTATACTTTCCTAAATTCGTTAGAAATATTTTAATATCCATATCTATCTCCT